ATCAATTTTTGGTTTTATAACTAAAACTTTTTTATTTATAGTTTTAGCTAATCTAATTTTTCTGATTAATTCTGTAGATTTTCCAGAAAACATAGGACCTAATATAATCGATAAACTCATTTAATTTATAAATTAATTTAGTTAATTAATTTATATATCAATTTTTTAATTATAAACTTTACCTGTAGCAGAATCTTTACAAGGTCTACTAGAAGGTGATTCTTTTGCAATTTTTTCAGCATTTGCAATAGTATTAGCATTTACTGTCATTGCATAATAACTCCATCCGGCTAATAAAGCAAATAAGAAAGCAAATCCAAGAACAACATAAGAATGTGAGAAAGCAAAAACTATTAACATTAAAACAGCAATAGAAGACCATAAACCAAACTGGAAAAAATTCCATGCAACACCTATTATTGCTCCTCCAACTTCACTAGTAACTTCACTATAGTAACCTTCTCCATTAACTGTATAAGTACAATTTTTAATATTACTTGACATATATATATTAGGTTTTAAAAAAATAAAAATTATATATTTTATATACTTTATTCTAATGGAAACATTTGATAAAATTTTGTCTTTTGATGTAGGAATTATTAATCTTGCCTATTGTTTTTTAACAAAAAAACAATATATTGAAAACAACAAGCAAATTTTCAAGTGGGAAATTATGGATTGGGCTATTATTGATTTAGCTGATCGAGAAGAACATAAATGTGTTAGTTGTAAAAAGAAAGCAAGTTTAATTTCTATGTCAAAATATTATTGTAAAGTACATGCTAAACAAATTCAATCAAAACCAGCACCATTTGAAGAATATTTTAAACCTTTAGAAAAAAAACAAATTGGTGGTTGTAAATTTAATTCATGTGATAAAAACTGTCAAGTTGTTCAACAACATTTTTTAGAAAAATTAACTTATTGTAATGTACATGCTAAAAAAATGTATTCTGATATTGAAAATGATATGAAATTAACTAAAATTAAAAAATCAAATATTAAAAATTTAGATTTTGACGATACTAGATTAAAATTAGTTATGGAATTAGAAAGTAGAAAACATTTATTAGAAGCAAATGTAGTTGTTATAGAGAATCAACCATCTTTTAAAAATCCAAGAATGAAAAGTATTTCGGGAATATTATATGATTATTATATGATAAGAGGAATGGTTGATAAAAAAATTACAAATTCAAATATTACTAAAGTAAAATTTATGTCTCCTTCAAATAAAATTAAATTAGCTACAGATGGAGAAACACAAGAATTAGTAAAATTAAAAGCAACTGATGAATCAAAAGCATATAAAATGACTAAAAGTTTAGCAGTTAAATATGCTACAGAAATGAGTAAACATTTACCAGAATGGTTAGCAAAATTTAATACTCATAAGAAAAAAGATGATTTAGCTGATGCATTTTTACAAGGTGCTTATTATTTTGAAACCAATAATAAAATAATTGATAAAAATAGTAAAAAAGTAAAGAAAGTAAATAAAAAAAAACCATTAATACAAATAGATACTAAAGAAATTATTGTTTAATTGTGCTTTCGCATTTAATATAAGTTTTTGGATTTAACTTATCTCCTTCAATTTTAATAAAATTAACTAATTTTATATGGTCTTCTTCAGATGAATCTGTTGATTCTGTTTCAAATATCATTAAAGATGCTGCTTCATATTTAAGAGAGAAATCATAATCAATATCAGATAATGCTCTTTTAAGTAGACTAATTGTATTTTCAATGCCACCAGTAGAAATAATTTGTATTTTAGAAATTATTTTATATGGTTTAGTATTAATAAGTTTATCAATACCTTCTTTAAACTTTTCATAAAATTTAGGATCTAGTTCATTGAAAATAGATTTAACATCATCATCTTTTGTTATACAATAATCTAATAGAAATGGAATATTATTATCATCATTATTTTCTTGAGGTAATTTAGTAATAATTTGATTCCATAACTCTTCTGGATTTTCACTATATTCTTCTCTGCGTTTTTCATCAATTTTATACATGATATTTTTCCATAAATATTCTACTTCAATTTCAAACACTTTAGAAAGTCCAATGAAAATAGAAGTTAATTGCTTATTTTTAATAAATTTATTTAAAGCTTTCTTTAATTGTTCTTCTCTAGATTCTTTCGAATTATCTTTATAAATATAAGACAAAGATACTTGAATTATATCATTAGATATATCTCCAATTCTTGCAACTAGAACTTTATTTAAGGGAACAACTTTATTATATTTTTCTTTTTTCTTTTTTTGAACATCATTAAAAGTCAAAAAAATATTGTATGGATATTCAACTAATTTACCTTTAAATTGTGATAATTCATCATCTTGTTCATTAAAAACGACAAGAACAAGTTCATCAATTGATGGTTTAATATTATAAAAATTGATTGGCATAATAATAATTATATATATATATAATTATTATTTATCAATTTTTTTAAATAGATGTTTCCAATTTTTTAAATGGTTTATTATTTCGTTTTAATCCCATAGTTTTTTCCAAATTCAAACCATTTTGTTCTAATGGTTTAGTTCTTTTTAATACTAATTCACCATCGTAAGTATTTGAAGCCATATTTTGATTATTTGATTTTTTATAAGATTCTTCAATTTGTAATTGTCTAGTTATTAAAGGAGGGTGTAATAATAAATAATCTTTATTATTAAATACAAATAAATTTCTAAATTCTTCAATATTTAAATGTCCTCCAAATTCATCTAATAATAACCAAGATGGTGCAGGATTTATATCTTTAAATTCCCCATAAGTTTTAAAATACATTAAATTTAATAATGATTCTCTTTTCCAAGTAGATGAATCATTCGCATCAATATTATATGTTTTTGCACAATTCCATGAACAAAAATTATCAATACAAAAAAATGTATTATTAAAATAATCTTCAGGTAATTCAATTGATGGTGTAGTAAAAGAATTTTTACACCATAAACATTTTGATTCTGGTTTAAATTTAATATTATGAACATTTACTCTATTAACATTTTTTGTAAACATAAACGTTTTTTCTGTTTCTTTTAATTTTTTTAATAATTGATCTTCATTTATTTCTTTTGTTTTTATATTTTTATTAATAGTTAATTCTTTCTCATTTTTTATAAAAATGTTATCATTTGAATCATTTACAATATCATCCATAGAAATAGGAAGATGAACAATAATTGGTTCTTCTTCAGAATTAATAGGTATTTCATTTTCATTTTTCTCAATACACTTATTTTTGGGTTTTCTCCCTCTTTTTTTTAATACAATTGGTTCAATTTGTTGACTTTTTTCAGACATTAATAATAATTATACTAATTAGTCTTTAAATTCATTTATTAATTAATTTAAAGAATAAGTTGTTATTATTTTGTATTTATATTAATTGAAGGAGTTGATTTTGGTTTTCTTCCTCTTTTGGAATCAGATACGTTTACATCTGAAATTATTCTATCATTATTTGAACTATTATCTTCTGTTGTTTCTGCTAAACTAGCAGAACCTTTAATTCTACTTAAAATATCTTTTACATTATCAGGAGCTCTAATTTCAGTTCTATTTGGTGTAACACTTGGTATCATAGGAGGATTCATAAATAAATTATTCATAGAAGGTTGTTGTTGATTATTTTGATTATTTTGATTTTTCCTCTCTTTTTCTCTTTGTTGTAACATAGCTCGTTGCTTTTCAATACTAATTTCTTGAGGACTCATGAAATTTGATTTTGGTTTTTGAGGATTTAATAACTTACTTATTAATTCTGGATTTTTACTAATAACTGAATCTAAACCAGGTATAGAAGATTGTGATTTTGAAAAATGATATGCACTTCCTGAAGCAACTAATAATAATATTAATTTAATTTCAGGAGCCATCTTTTTACCAGAACCTTTATATTTTTCATATAATTCTTCTAATGTTTCGTCATATGAATCTACTTCAACTGATAAATGTTCACCCCAACCTCCTAAATGAAAATCGAAAGGATCATATTTATCATTTAAAAATTCAAGAATTGAAGCACCATTTAATAATAAACTTTTATACAATTTAATACCATTTCTTTTATCAATAAAACTTCTTAATAATTCATATTCATATTCCATTTCTTCTAAAGATGAACTAAAATCATAATCTTTTGTTAATGAAAAACCTCTTTGTTTAATTTCGGATAATTTTCGTAATAATTCTATTTTTTTCATTCTTATTTCTTGAGGTGATAATTGAGGACCTGTATTTTTTTTAACTGAATTTTGTTTAATTGAATTTTGTTTAATTGAATTTTGTTTTACTGAATTTTCTTTTTCAAACGTGGTTTTAAAATCCATTTTTTCATATTTATCTCTGGATTTTTGTGAAGTTGATTTATAAGTAGAACCAGATTTAACAGATTCACTTTTTGAAGAATCTGATTCAATTGAAGATGTATCTGTATGAGGAGAAACTTCTGCTACTGTTTTATTTGCATTTGCAAGTAAATTAAAATACATATCAGTTTCTGAACTTTTTTTAACATCAGTTTGGTCGGCAATTTTACCTTTTCTATCATGCAATGTAATATTAACTTCGGAAGATGATTCTGAATCGGGCATATTATATAATTATATAATTAACTTTTCTTTAAATTAACGCACTTTTATTTATTAAAAGCTTCTCTTGCTTTTTGTTGCGTTAAACTACTTAAAGTTAATATAAATGCAATTGATAATACTAAAGCAAATGAAGGATCTTTATCTGCTCTCATTACAATTAAGAAACAAATTGCAACTCTAAAAATAGGATTGTAAAACGAATTTCTTATATATTTAGGTAATGTTGGACCAATTGTAACAGCATACATCATAATAAACATTACTAATATTGCTTTAACATAAGGGTTATCTAAAATATCCATATAATTATTTTAGATATTATTTTTAGTAAATATTTTATCTAGATTATAGAAATAGATTAACAATGAATTATTGCACTGTTCAAGATGCTTGGGGTCAAGAAAATTATATTTCAAACCAGTATAAAAATTTTAATAATAATAATAATAAAAAAACTATAGAAAAATTTTCAAATAATAAAAATAAAAAAATAATTAAAAATAAAAATCATAAGAGAATAGAAAAATTTACAAATGATCATAAATCTAATTGTAATAATTTTACAACACATTTAAAAACGTGTAGAACGTGTCAAAATAAAATGAGAGAACAATTTAGACCTAAAATTTTAGAAAATTTTGAAGATATTATACAAACTAATAGAGATATTATTGTATTAATATTAATTGGTATGTGTGTATTAATATTTTTAAATTTACTTTCAAATATATCAAAATAAATATTTATTTTTTTGGAAACCATTTTATTAAAAGAATATTAGGTTCAAAAAATTCAGATTCGAACCCATTTTTCTTTACATTTTTTTCAATATAATTTTTACATTCATTAATTGAATATAATGGTAATCCAATTATAAATTCAGGAATAGAATACCATGTATGATAATAATCTGCTGCACTAGCTAATACAATTTTCTTTTCTATTTTATCTAATATTTTTTGAAATGTTTCGTTTTTCTTATTTTCTCTATCTTTTTGTTCTTTAATTAATTTATCTGCTTTTACCATATAAAAGTGGTATAAAAAAAAATAATTATTATTTAAATATGAGTTTAAATAATTTAGAATTAAATTCAAATAAAGAAGACGCATCAAATAGTGAAGAACAAATAGTTAATAATGAAGAACAAATAGTTACTAATGAAGAACAGATAGTTACTAATGAAGAACAAATAGTTACTAATGAAGAACAAATAGTTACTAATGAAGAACAAATAGTTGCTAATGAAGAACAAATAGTTACTAATAAAGAAAAAATATCTCCTAAAATTACTACATTATGTTTTAGTGGTGGTGGAATAAAAGGTTTTTCTTTTATAGGTGCATTAGAATGTTTAATTGAAAAGAAAATTATAAACTTAACAGAAATTAAATGTTTTGTTGGTACATCTATTGGTGCAATGTTATCATTTTTATTAATTTTAGGATGGGAAATAGAAGAAATGAAAGATTTTATATTTAATTTTAATTTCAGTAAATTAAAAGGTGAAATAAATAGTATTGCTTTTTTCCAAAATCTAGGAATTCAAGACGGAGAACGATTTAAGTTACTTTTAATAAATTTTCTTGAAACTAAATTAAATGTAAAAGATATAACATTTGAAGAATTATATAAATTAACTAATAAAAAATTAATTATTATTGGGACTAATTTAACAAAAGGAAAAGAAGTAGTTTTTAATTATAAAACAACACCACATTTTTCTGTTATTTTAGCTTTAAGAATATCTACAGCAGTTCCTATTATATTTTCACCAATTATACATGAAAATGAAAAATATGTTGATGGAGGCATAGTAAATAATTTTCCAATTAATCATTGTTCAAAAAAATCAACAATCGGATTTTATATTAAAAATGCAAAAGAAGATTTAAATATAGATTCTTTAAAAAAATTAATAACTAGTGTATTAAGTATTACTGCAGATACAATTAGTGAAAAAAATATAAAAAAATATTTTAATAATGTAATACAAATTAATAATCCAAAATATGTTCCTACAGATTTTGATATTACTTTAGAAGATAAAAAGAAAATTATTGATTTAGGTTATGAATCTATCAATAATTTTCTATTAAAATTTAATACTTAAGAATCATTTTCGTTCCAATCATTAAATTTTTTACTTGAAAATTCTTCAGGTTTTCTATTATTATATTTATTTGTTTGATTTTTATATTCTTTCATTCTTTCATCTACACTTTTTTCTGTTACTGTAGAATTAATTTTTTGTATTTTGAAAGCCATATCTAAACTTGTAAAATTACCAGTTGAAATTGAATCTTCCATATATAATGCAGAATAATTTCCAATAGTTGTTAATTCATCATGAGGATGATAACTTGATAATGTAGAACTAGTACTTTGAATAATTTGATCACTAAAAGTATTATCATCTTTTCTTTTCTCAAATTTTGAATTAAACTCTTTAGTATTAGCTATTTTTTCTTGTGGAATAGTAATATTATCTCTATTTTTTTTAATTTCATTATATTTATTCATAACATTAAAATCAGTTTTTGAATCAAATCCATGTTTTTGATTTAATTCATTAATTTTTGTTTTAAATATATTTGTAGCTTCTTCTTTTTTAGGGAATAAAGTGTCAACACTTTTGATTGATTCTTCAAAATTATTTTTTAAATCTAAAAATGAAGTTTCTTTTTTTTCTAATTCTAAAAATTCATCATATTTTTTTCTATTAATAGAATCTGATAAAACTTGATTTGCAATAATTACATGATTATATAATTCTTCACTTGAGTCTTTATTTTTATCAGGATGTAATTCTAAAACAAGTTTTCTAAAATTTTTTTTTATTCTATTATCAGAAGCTTCTTTAGATAATCCTAAAACTTCATACAAATTATATTTTAAATCTTTGAAATTAACAGATACAATTGACATTATTATAGTTTATAATAAAATTAACTTTTAAACCATAATAAATATAATTACTTATTAAAAATAAATTATAATTTAATATAATGATTACTTATAAAGAAAAAATAGAAGGATGTTTATATTTATCATCTTTTTTAGAAACATTAGGATATTTTAATGGTCATTGGGAATTTAATTATGGTAATAAAATAGATACAGTTAAAGAAGGAGTCATTATGAATTATTTTTTTCTTCATGAATATTATTTAAGAGGCGGATTAAATAATATAAATTTTCAAACGTTAAAATCTTCAGATGATACTTTATTAATTATTGCTACTACAGATGCACTTATTAATGGAGGAGGTGTTACAAATTACATTAATAGTTATTTAAAATATTTACCTAAATTAAAAGAAGATGAACGTCAATCAGGGATTGCAACTTTACAATCTTTAGAAGAAATAAGATTATCAAAAAATATTAATGTAATAAAATATTCTTCAAAATATGGAGGAAATGGAGCAGCTATTCGTACAGCACCAATTGGATTAAAATATTACAAAAATTATGAGAAAGTATGTGAAGAAGCATTATTAGCTTCATTAGTTACTCATAATTATGCTTTAGGATTTTTAGGAGGAATAGTAACTGCATTATTCACTGCTTTTGCTGTTAATAATATTAATCCTTTTGAATGGTCATTAAAATTAGAAGAAATGTATAAAAATAAATTTTTTAATAATATAATTGAGAAACATGTAAAAGAAAATATTATTTCTGATATAAATGAATATTTTATATATTGGGAAAAATACAATGAAGAAAGATTAACTAAAATGAAATTTAGAAATCTTCAAGTATTTACTAATGCTTCATTTAAAATTCAAGATTTAACAACCTATTCATCCATAGATTATTTAGGAAAAATGCGTGGTTATGAAAAATTTGGTGGCTCTGGTTTAGAAGGACCTTTAATTGCGTATGATAATTTTTTACTGTCAGCAATTCCAAATGATAAAATGGAAGTTGATATTAAAAATCCAAAATTTAGTTGGGAATCTTTTATATTTCATAATGTATTCTTTTTTGGTGATAATGATTCAACATCAGCTATTTCTGGAAGTTGGTATGGAGCATATTTAGGAATTGATAAATTTCCAATAAATAAAATTAAAGAATTAGAATTTTATGATGAATTAAAAAATTTAACTAATAAATTATAAGTCTTTAACTGATTCAATTAATTTAACTGATTCTCTAGGTCCATTATATGTTCCTCTTTTACCATCTACTTCAATAATTACTGTAGGAAATCCTTGTACTTCAAATTCTTTGCATTTCTCTTCATTTTTAGGATCATCACATTTAATATCAAATGTTTGTACATTATCTAAGGAAAAATCATTTTTAATAGTTTCTTCAAATTTTGTCCATTCAGGTTGGAATTTAACTGACCACCCACACCAAGAAGTATTAAAATTATATACTTTTACATTTTTAGAGTTTTGAAATTTTTCTGTATTAGGAGTATTATTTTTATTATCAACAGTTACTTTTTTATTAGTTTCATCAGGTATTTCATTAGTAAAAAATATTTGTACAAAAAAGAAAATGAGAACAATAGTTATTAAGATCCAACTCCAGAGAGATAGACCGTAAATTCTATCATTAAGACTAATCATTATAATATATTAGATTTTAATTTATTTAAAAAAATATTTAGTTTTTTAAAATTAATTTCTATAATATAATATATCTATTATGTCAAACACAGAATTACAAAATTTACAATCAGTATTGCGTCGTTCACCAAATGACGAAGCATCTGTTTATAGAGCATTAGTTTCTTATTTAAAAAGTAGTGATGGATTAATAAATTATAACTTAAGTGGTGGTGGTCCAGAAGAACAAGTTGTACAATGCCAAAGAGGAGCTCCTGCTTATGCTGCAGATTGCGTTAGTTTAATTTCAAAATGCCTTAAAGGTGAACCAGAATGCATTAATGAATTTGATAGATTAAAAGAAGCATTCATAAATGGTTTTATCTTTAAACAAGGAGATCTAGAATCAGTTAGAACTTTACTTAAAAATTTAGGAATTAACACTGCATCAACTAGACCTGTTGAAGAATGGTTAGTTAAAATTAGTAAAGTAAATGGTCCTGTTGCAAATTCAATTAAAAATAATGATAAATTAATTGCTATTTTAAATAATTTTGTTGTAAAAGTTAGAAATCCTACATCGCATACTGGATCAGCTGAACATGTTCGTGCTGTAGCACAATTAACAAATAAATTTTCAAATATTCCTTTCAAAAAAGGTTTACTAGGTAGAAAACCTACACGTTTATCAGAAATTCCCATGAAAAGAAGCCGTTTATCAAAAAAACAAACTGGTGGTGGTTTATCAAATGTTCCTAATACATTTGTAAGACTCATGGATGCTGTTGATACAGTTACTACTATGTCAGGAGGCGGTGAAGCAAAATCACTCTACCAACCTTTAAGTGAAACATATAATTCTCTTGTTGATACATTAAAATATCAAGGAAAAAAGATTGAAGATTCTGATGATGCTCACATTAGAAATTTATTATCTGAATTAAATGTAACTGAAGAAAAATTATTAAAAACAGCAGAAATTATTAAAAACTTCAACAAAGCAAAAGAAAATCCCGAAACTGCAAGATTATTAGGAGGATCTCAAGTACCTGATAAAACTATGGCAGATGTATACAAAAGATATGAAGAATTAGAAATTAGACAAGCTGGTGGTGCAAAAAATATTAAATCTATTTTACAAACTATCTATAATGCTTTACAAGGTAAAGATTCTAATGGAAATAATGTAGCACCTACTAATGTTGGAACAAATTTATATAATGCATTAAAAGGTGCTAATAGTTATTAATTAATATATTAAATATAATAAATATATTTAATAAATTTATTTAAATAATATATATTAAAAGAATACTATCTAAACTTATAATAATGGCTTTAGGATTATTATTATTAGTTTCAGTTGGGAAAGAAAATATATATTTATCATCTGAACCAGAAATTACTTTTTTCAAAATAACCCATAAAAGACATACTAATTTTTCCATAGAAACAATTGCTCAATACTTTAAATCAACACCAGATTTTAGTAGAAGAGTAACAGTTAATTTATCAAAAAATGCTGATTTATTAGAAAAAATATATTTATATGTAGAATTACCTGATATTATAAAAGAAAATCATTCTGTTTTACCAACAGGAATTAAAAATTTTGCATGGGTAAAAAAAGTAGGTTTGGCTTTATTAAATTTTGTTGATTTAGAAATAGGTGGAATTTTAATTGATAGACATTATGGTGATTATTTAAATATATGGGCTGAATTAGTATTAAGTTTAGGAAGAAAAAAAGGTATGTCAAAAATGATAGGTAATATTGATGTTTTAACTAATTATTCAAACGGTAAAAATACTTATTCTTTATATGTACCATTTAATTTTTGGTTTTGTTTAGATTCAGGAATTGCATTACCGATTGTTGCAATGATTCATAATGATATTAAAATTCATGTTGAATTTAATGATTTTAATAAATGTTATCTTCAACGACCAACAAATTATGTTAAAACAAATGAACCATATTCATTATTTAAAACTGGTGAAATTATTAAACAAACAATTGGAAGTAATACAATACTTGGAGAATTTGTTTATTTTGATGCTTTAACAAATAACTTATATTATAATAAAATTAAAGATGATTTTTTAATCCCTTCAACTACTGGAGATTTAAATTATAGTATCGTTGGTGAAACATCACAATTTAAACAAACATTAACAAATACATCAATTATTGTAGTTGATGAAGATTATTTTAGGTATAATACCCCATCATTGCAAACAGCTTTTTTATTAGTAAATTATATTTATTTAGATAATACAGAAAGATTTATGTTTATGAATAATACCCATGAATATTTAGTTCCTGTTATTCAAAATATTCAAGAACAAACATTTTATTCTACAAATATTTCTTATAAAATTCCATTTGTAAATCCTGTTAAAATTATATTTTGGAGAGCTCAATTAGTTTCTAATTATAATGCAAATGATTTATTTAATTATACATTAACACCATTATCTA